GAACATCTCAAGGTGACTGACTAGCTTATAGCTTTTTGACACCGGACGGGCTGGAAGTGGTTCATCATACTCGTTGACCAACTGGAAATAGTCAGGAATAGATTTCCCACCAATGGTCTGTATACTGCGTTTAAACGTCCGACAATCTGCGAAGGCGTCAAGATTGCCCACGTCGTGATGTTCGAAAGTAGTCAGCCCTTTACTCGTGTTATAACTTGGAACAGTAGTCTCTAAAAAATTGTGTAACATCGTTTAATCCTTTCTAAAAAATAACGATAAATAATTTATGTACTGATTTGTTTTTTTGTACAAGTAATTTTTTAATGATGTAAGAATTTTATTTTTTCGGCAGCACCCCAACACAAACCGCAAGTTGCACAAGATTTTGTTTTTCCGGTTTGTTCGGGGCAAGTTATCGCGTCGGGTGTTGCAATGCTTTCATGGCTGGCACTGTCAGGCAAGTCAGGCATGTCAGACCAGCGAATAGAAAAGCGTAGCCCAAAATTCATTTTGGTTTTACGGATCTCTTGATGTATTGCACAAGCGGAGTCATTGCGGTGCGTATAGCCCCAAATGGCAAGGTTGGGATTTGTTGCCAGTAGTCCAGCCCATAACTTCACATAGTCCGGTGAGTAAAAGTCACCTAACACATGTAACCGGATAAGAACCCCATCGGGATACTTAGCACATAGGGCTGGCACTTCTTCATCCAGTCTCTTCTCAAGTTCCCCGCCATGTTGCAAACGGTGAGCAAACGGCATATTGTTTCCGTAACAATCCGCCCAGCGTTCGCAACTTGTGGGGCATGTTGCCCGTTCTTCTAATGTAAGGCTAAAAACTTTGTACCCCTTAAACTTGCCTTTAGTGACAAGCCGACCAAGTTTGTTTTTAGGCTTCGGATGTTTAAGCAGTGCGTACGGATAGTCGGCAAGGTCTCGACGTGCCTTGCTGTAACGTGTTCCAATTAGTTCCATGTTGTCCTCTCTTTCTATATCTCAATAATTAATCCCGTTTGTTTTTTGTGTCAAATGAAAAAAGCCCCGCCAGAATTAACCAGCGGGGCAAAATAAGCGGAGGAGAAAGGAGGGAAAAACTCCGCTTAATTATAATTTCTTGGCACTATAAAATTACGTACCAGAGTGAATATTAATAACATTAAATTCATTTGGCTACAGTGTCAATAAATAAGTGGCGACGGAATTCATTTCGATATTCATTCGCTAAGAGTGAGCAGAAATTCATTGCTTTCCACTGGTCGTCGAACACGCCTAGAATTGTTTGTACGGGGAATTCATTTGCTTGCCCACGATCCGATTCAATACCCAACGATGTGGACTTCATTTGACACCACACGTTGACCTTCTTGTCCCAGCGTGGCTTGATACCAAATTCAATACCTTTTTCAAAGTGCATCATTATTCATTCTCCTTATCACGTTTTATTTCATAGATATCTATTGATACGAGGTCAGTGTCTTCGTAGAAATCACACACGTTTTCACCATCCTCTATCTCTTTGAGTTCCTCTTCATTAACCCAAAATTCATAGTATTCACGAACGACAACCTTGCCACCTTTTGACATTGCGTCATTCTCTTTCTGTATGTCGATTACTGCTTCATCACTCATGTTCGCCATCCTTTCTTCTGCCTAAATTTGGTTGAGGGGCGTACCCCCATTCCATGAACACTTCAGGTTTTTTCTCTGCTACTTTGTAGGTTGCCACTGTTACAGCGGCGGCGGCTAACAAAGCTATGTGACCTAACATTGACCAGACAAAACCTGCCCATGAGCCAACTGCAACAAAGAAAGCAATGACCCACATGTAAGCAAGAACCTGCAATATCATGTGCCTGACATGAACATCAGGTATGTTTTTTAGGGGGCTTAGTTTGTGGTCAAACACTGTGTTCCAACAGTCATAAACTAACTTCTGTGTTCTCTTAATCATAGTCTTGTGACTCCTTTAATGTGTCCCAATCACGGACAATCTCAATATCAACAACGAAAGATGTCTTACAACTGGTACAGTCATAAAATTCTACCTCACAGTTTTCTTCATGTGAGAATTCAAGTTCGCCATTACAGCTAGGGCACTTACCCTCCGCCATGACCCATCTCCTTGTATGTACCACCTGACCAACTTGGTGGATACCAATCTAGTATTACGTTAACTTCAAACGGGGTGAGGTCGTGTTCGTCGTCCTCGTCTATCCATTTGACCATGCCCTCATCTAGTGCATCAACGAATGAACCCAAGTCCATCGACATGATGTCACCTGCCTTTGTGTTCCACTTGTGGACATCAGTTTCATCAACCAAATACACCGCAACACTTTCATTAGATTGAAACTGCTGAAGTTTCTCAATAAGTTCTCCTACTTTAAACACACCTTTAATCATGACTGCATCCATTCCTGTTTGAATGTTCTACCAGCCACAGTGTACTGCTGTACTGTCTCAAGGTTGATATTACGATAGCCTCGACTCTGCACATCGTAGACAGTCAACAGACTGTAGTTGAATTCATCAGAGGCTTTGCCCCCAGCGTGTTGCTGTACACCTAAACGGCAAACCATCTTACGGGTCGAGCCGTCTGCTTTGACAAAAGTTATACTAAAAAACTTACCACCAGCACGATTGGTCAGTTTGTACTTGAGGAGTTCTACCTCTTTGAAATCACGTTTGGTCATGCGTCTTTCCTTTCCCATAGGTGAAACTGTCTGTCTGAATCGGTTGTGTAGTTGTCAGGCTGTTCCAGTCCTTTGATGCACTCGTAAACAGAACAATATACAGTACCACCTTCTGAACTTCTCCAAATGTTTAAATCAAATATGCGGTCGCCCAGCCCAACGCCGTACCACATATCCCAATCATGCTGGTTAGCAAAATCATCATAACTCTGATGGCTGAACGCCATGAGATAACCCTTCTCGTAGTCACTCAACTGCAACTCATCAATCATCATGCTCTCCCATACATTACGTTATGTACAAAAGGTTCAACACTACGATTCAGCTTTAGCTTATCGCCAGTCCATTCGTAGTATCCATGAATTTGGTCAGGTTTGTTTTCGTAGCATTTGTAAATTACCACCTCATGAACATCACGAGGCTTGGCAATTAAAGACTGTGTGACAGAGTGTTTGCAACTCTTGATGTTGTTAAACAAGTGGATAACAACCAGCCTAGTCTCCTTAAAGTTTTTGATATCATCTTTTATGATGATGTCTGCGTAATACATCGTATACTCCTGTGTTAAAAACAACGATACGTATTTAATTACAGGACAACAAATCAGTCGTCAACATCTTTTTTTCGTCCAGCTTCAGATATCTCTTCTATAGTTCTGCAACACCCTATGCAACGCCCGTCTTCTCCTAGCTTGCATTTTTTTACACAGCGTTTTCTCTCTTCAGTTTTAGCCCAATCTTCTCGTAATCTTCGAGCGATATACTTATCATAACTTTCTCGACGCTTATCAGGTATCGTCTGTGGTTTGTTCTGTTTCTGTGACAGGCTTTTGGCTGCCGGATTCATTTGCTTCCTCTTCTTCAAGTTCTATCTCCTCAATTAAATCCATCAGGGATTGTATCTTCATTTTGATCCGCATAATTCTAGCTTCACTCGTCATATTCAATTTCTTTCAATGTTTTAGGCCACAGGAATATAGGAGTTGTTTCTCCTACATAAGAGCCAGCAATGTTGAAATCAAAATGTTCAAATGCATCCTCTGAAGACATGCCCTCCTCCATAAGGATAAGTAGAACTTCAGTTGCATCGTAGACAATACAGTTCTCCATACCTATTCGTTGACTAATACCTACAACTGCTCTGTCGAATTCTTCTGGTAGCTTCAACTTCACAAGCTCATCTCTCGATATATCTGTATGTGCCATGCTTCATATCCTTTATGCCAATCTTTCTTAAATGTCCAATCTTCATTTAACTTTCTCTTCATTCGTTCAATATATTCATCTGCTTCAATTTCTTCAGCTATCAAACGGGTAGTAAGCTGTGTATATTTTTTATCTCTCTTTACCATATGGTTCTCCCTATAGGTAAGTTAACGGTTATTTTATATTACAGGTAAATCCCAATGTGTACCCTTCGGGATTATAACAGTGATTTGTAGTAGGCTGTCAACATAAAAATTCATTTGACATGAAATTCATTTGGGTTTATGCTCGTCATTATGAGCATGATACACGACTATATCGAGTCCTTGAACATTCAGGGTGGTACACGTTACCGTTCTGATTGTCCATCCTGTGGACATAAGAATTCATTTGCCGCCTTCAATGACGGGATGAATATCATATTCAAATGCTTTCACGCTGACTGTAACACAAAGGGTCGGCTTCGGGTTCGGCTCTCTGCCGACCCTCCGCCTCTGCGTACTCGTAACCGTTACGAAGAATCAGATAAGCCTTTGAATTCATTTCAAATTCCAGACACATTTGTAGACATATCTCGTAGTGCTGTAGCAATGCGGTACATGAAAGATGTCAATGTGTTTGATGCCTATGCTCACCGCACCGTTCGTCTCATGTATGATCAGAGATTGAACCGTGCGGTGTTTCTCATTAGAGACGGGGCAAAGACAGTTGATGCTGTTGGTCGAACCCTTGCAGGAGCAAGACCAAAATGGTATCGATACGGAAAGTCCAAACAACTATTTATGGCAGGAGATGCTCGTGATGCTGTGCTAGTCGAAGACTGTGCATCAGCTGCGAGTGTTAGTCACCTAATGACTGGTGTTGCTATGTTAGGTACATCACTGCTCAAAGAACACATCGTCCAACTCAAGAAGTTCGACACCGTGTATGTTGCGTTAGATAAGGACGCTACCAAGCTAGGCTTGAAAACTGTTCAGACACTCAAACCACATCTGAATGTCCGGATGCTTATTCTTGAAGATGATTTAAAAAACATGGAAAAGGAAAAACTGAATGAGTTCATTAGAAGAAAAACCGATTGAACAACAGATTCTACAATTCGTTTTGCATCGTGACTTTTATGCGAATGTAAAACACATATTGTCAGAGGATATGTTCGAGGGTTTATCCAAGACAGTATTTAGAACAATTCTAAACTGTCATGACGTTGCAACTACGAACCTGACCGCAGGGGAAGTTCATTCAATGTTGCTGACATCTAACCCTGCACTAACTAAATCAAGCCGAGAAGATTTGGCTGACATATTCGGTAGTATGCGTGACCCTTTGGAAGAACAGAACGTTGACCTTCATCGTAAGATTGTCGAAGAGTTCTGGGCTCGTGACCAAGCACGTATCATTGGCGAACGTGCGATTGACATATACACTGGAGATTCAACTGACTTCACAACCATAAAGCAGGTGCTTGATAGAGTATCTGAACACACAGTAAAGGGCAGTGAGACCTATACAATATTTGAGGATGATTTTATGCAACTAATCGAGAACGAGGAAAAGGGGCTAGACTTCCCATTTGACCTCAACATAATCAAAGAAAACCTTCCGGGCATGTCTCGTGGTAATTTAGGTATTATCTTTGCCAGACCAGAGACAGGAAAGACAACCTTCTGTGCCCATCTCTGTGCTTCGTACATTAAGAACAAGCACAAGGTTGCGTATTGGGCAAACGAAGAACCTGCCGCTAAGATAAAGCTACGGATTATTCAAAGTTATTACAAACTAACAAAGCAAGAGATGGTAAAAGACAAGTCCATCATCAATGAAAAGTACATAGAAGATATCAAGCCCTATCTTACTATCGTGGACTCAGTAGGTTCATCTGTTGAGGAGCTCGATCAGTATTGCAAACTGGCTGACCCTGACATCGTGTTCGCTGACCAACTTGATAAGTTTCGTGTTAACGGAGACTTTGGTCGTGGTGACGAACGTCTCAAGGAGATATACATCAAAGCACGGGAGATAGCCAAGCGCAACAGTCTGTTGTTCTGGGCTGTATCACAAGCAAGTTACGAAGCACACAATCGCATGAACATTGATTATTCTATGATGGATAACAGCCGTACTGGTAAAGCAGGTGAGGCAGATGTAATCATAGGTATAGGCAGAACGGGGGATGTTGATGATGATAATTACATGAGATATCTCTGTGTATCCAAAAACAAAGTGAACGGATATCACGGAATGATAAACGCAAACATAGATATACATCGGGGGTTTTATTACTAATGGCTATGATACACGCAAGAGGAACACTGAGCGAAATGGTCGCTGCAGCACAACTCATTAAACAAGGATGGCATGTCTTCCACAATCTAGGAAGTAACGGACTGATAGATTTGGTTGCTGTCAATGCAAGAACTGGGGAGACTCGTTTCCTAGATGTAAAAACAAAATCATATCGTAAGGATGGGTCGCTCATTCATAGGGTAGCAACTTCTGAACAGAAGAAGATAGGTGTTGAGATTTATCTTGTAGACAGAGTAAACATGGAGGAACTCAATGAACATAGTAACACTAGACGTTGAGACAACAACAAAGGAAAAGCCCAACGGGGCGTGGACACCTTCCCCCTTCTTTAAGAACATGCTGGTCAGCGTCGGCTACAAACGTGTGACTGACATAGGAGTAGATTACCTGTGCTTTCATCACGAGGAAGAGAAGACTAGCATAGGGGGATTTGAGCAGGTTCAATCTACACTTGATTCCTGCGATCTTCTCATCGGTCACAACATTAAGTTTGACCTCATGTGGTTACGAGAGTGTGGGTGGTCTTATCGAGGGAAACTGTATGACACGATGGTTGGTGAGTATATACTGGCTGGCTCTCGTCGGTGGCCTCTTAGTCTTGCAGCACTCGCTGAGAAGTATGAAGTAGGCAGCAAGAAGAAAGACCTTGTGCAGCCCTACCTTGAAGATGGCGTTACGTTTGACAAGATACCGTACAATATTGTAGAAGAGTATGGTAAAGAGGATGTGCTTGTTACGGAGCGCATTGCATTGAAACAAGCCGAAGCCTTTGGCACAACACTCGAAAGGATGTACAATGAGCTCTAGTTTACAACCCACAGTTCTTATGTCTTGTGAGATGACCGACGTTCTTTGTGATATCGAACGTGCTGGGATTAAGATAGACAGGCAAGCACTGACACAACTTAAGGAAGATTTTGAGAATGAGCAGGAGGAGCTTAAACTTAAACTACGAAGTATGGCGCAAGCCGCAATGGGCGATACCCCTATCAATCTAGATAGCCCTGATGACCGTTCTGTCCTGTTCTACTCTCGTAAGGTGAACAACAAACAGGTGTGGAAGACCCTATTTAATCTAGGCACTGAACAACGGGGAGCTACAAAGAAACAGAAACTGCGTACTCGTATGAAACAGAACGAGTTCAAACATGCCGTTAGCGACAACACCACTGTACTCCGCCGCACAATCGGTTCTCAGTGTATGGACTGTGAAGGAACAGGACGGGTGTCCTTCATTCGCAAAGATGGTATCGAGATTAAAGACAAACGAATTTGCCCATCATGCAACGGAAAAGGAATGACCTATGTGGATACTGGAAAAACTGCGGGATTTAAAATTAACCCTAGAGGAGTCGCTGATGTGGCAGCGGGTGGATTTAAAACAGATAAAGATACGCTTGAACAACGTCTTGACGAGTTATCCGGAGAGGCTAAAGAGTTTGTGGAGGCGTACGTGCGATACTCTGCCATTAGAACTTACCTTTCTAATTTTGTTGATGGGATGTTCAATAATCTTGATCACGATGATTATATTCATCCTGAGTTTATGCAGTGTGTTACTGCAACAGGTAGACTATCTTCTCGAAACCCGAACTTTCAGAACATGCCGAGAGGGTCTACGTTCGTTATCAGAAAAGTTGTCAAGAGCCGTTGGGAAGGTGGTAAAATACTTGAGGGGGATTACGGGCAGCTAGAGTTTCGTGTTGCTGGATATCTCTCTGGGGATGATGCTATATACAGTGATGTCAAAGCTGGTACAGACGTTCACAGCTACACCGCAGAGATTATTGGATGTAGCCGACAGGAAGCGAAGGCGCATACCTTCAAACCGCTATATGGTGGTGTGACTGGTACTGATTCTCAAAAGCGATATTACAATGCGTTCAAGGACAAGTATGCTGCTGTGACTGAGTGGCAAGATGATATGCAACGGCAAGTTGTAGCCAAAGGTTACATAACCTTACCATCTGGCAGACAGTACCACTTCCCGGGAACTAAGTGGACAAAGTGGGGTACTGCAACAAACCGTACAGCTATCTGTAATTATCCTGTGCAGGGTTTTGCAACAGGTGATTTGCTACCACTTGCCCTAATACGATTGCACAATATGTTGCGTGAAAACAACACACAGAGTGTAATATGCAACACAGTACACGACAGTATTGTTATGGATGTGTATCCGGGGGAGGAGCAGACTGCGATTGACTTGATGGCAGAAGCAATGCTGGCTATCAAAGAAGAGGCTCATAAACGATACGGCATCTACTACGATATGCCAATTGATATAGAATTAAAAATAGGTGATAATTGGCTTGACACCGAGCTAGTTGACCTCTAAAATAGACAGACTAACTAGTCATAGGAGTAAAGAAAATGACAAATGATTTAGCAACACTTGATAATATTAACCTTGAAAATTTAGATGAAGCAGCACTTATGGCCCTTACGGGGCAGGGCGGTGCACCTGCGACAGGTTCTGGAAAGGGCTTGCCTCGCTTGTCAATTAACTATACTGATGAAGATGATGATGGTAATTCATTACCAAAGGGGCATTGGAAGCTAATGCTTGATGGTCGCTTTGTTTACGCAGAAAAACTTACACTGCGTCCCTTTAGCCGTATGTACACATATAGTCACTGGGATCAGGAAGAAAGCGTATTCATCTCACAATCAATCCAGACAGCCAGCTTGGGTGACAAGTTTCCTGATTCAATTGGTACAGAGAAGTGTGGTCGTTTACCAAAAAATATAGAGGCTGAACTTGCCGCTACAGACCCACGCCTTCTACTTTCTCGTGAGGTAGTCTGTAACCAAGTTGTGTATGCAACCGTGTCGGGTACAGCAAAGGATTCAACAGGTAATGAGATCGAATTAGATAACGAGCCTGTAGTCGCTTACTTTAAGAAGTCAGGTTTCCGCCCTGTACGTGAGGCACTTGACCTTGTGACTCGGCAGAAGAAACTTATGCAGAAGTCTGTGTTTGAGCTTGGAACTAAGAAGATGAAAACAGGAAGTGTAACTTTTTGGGTTCCAACTTTTGCAATGACAGAGTATCTTGATGAACTTACTCAAGAGGACCTTGAGCTCATTAAAAAGTTCTTAGAGACAATTAAAGGATATAATGATGGTATCCTTGAAAAGTACAGAGAAGCAGCAAAACTAAGCATGGATAGCGTTGACGTTTCACTAGAAGCGGAACTTGCAGATGCTGACGCTGCCTAAAATACAGGCGGCTCTTGAGAATGCAGGGCGGGGGAAAATCAATCTCCCGCCTGAATTTTCTGAGGAGTTTGTTGAATCTGTAGCCGCCGCTATCCAGAAACAATTCAGCAGAAAGTCCGACAGGTCTGGCATACGTATGTCAGGGTTAGGTAGACCGTTGTGCCAACAGCAGCATGAGATGGCTGGTAATAAAGAAACAATGGACTACACCACATATATGCGTTTTATTTTTGGTGACATGATAGAATCTTTAGCTGTTCTTGCAATGAGAGTAGCTGACGTAGAGATTATTGACCTTCAGAAGAAGGTAGAACTGGAGCTTGACGATGACATTAAAATCAGTGGGACGTTGGATATCATCATTGACGACGGATCAGGACCAAAAGTCTGGGACATTAAATCCGCGTCTGATTACTCTTTTAACCATAAATTCGGCTCTTTCGGAGGATACGAAAAGATTAAAGAAGACGACACTTTTGGATACGTTATGCAGGGGTATCTGTATTCTACTGCTGCTGGTTTGCCTTTTGGTGGTTGGATTGTCGTAAACAAAAACAACGGTGAGTGGATTATGTGCGCCGCACCTGATGATCAAGAGCAAGACCGTAAACAATATATTGCTGATGCAAAGGCACGTGCTAAGTATCTACTGTCGGACAAACCTTTTCGTAAGGAGTTTCAACCCGAAAAGGAGATGCACAAAGGGCAGCCCACAGGGAACATGCTCATGCCTCGAACCTGTTCGTTTTGCGGTCACAAAAGTAAGTGTTGGCCTAAAGCTAAGTTTGCACCTAAAGCAACATCACGTGCTCAGAGCAGACCGGGAACGTGGTACACTAAGTTAGCTAAAGAAAGCGTTGTGTAATGTATACTATATATTATGATGAGTTTAGACCGGGCATGTTGTTCTTAAATCCTAACACACATTTTGTGTATGTTGAAGCTGCACAAAAACGTGGAGGTGATGCTGCTGTTATACAGCTAAGAAACAGTCAACGAGGATTGTCCGTTACAATGTTAGAACAGTATCTACAGGACGATATGAGAGGTCAATTGCAAGACGAAACATATCAGCGTGACTTTAAAACTATTGAAGAAGAATTTAAACGAATTACCTATGTGGTTAGGAGTGGCGGCATTGTATGGCTACCAAGCAAAGAAATACAAGTACAGATTACCTGTTTAGAAAAATCATCCCCCAAGATGGCAGGGCACATTATGAAAAGACTAGAACACCTGACGTTGAACTACTCGCCACCGAGCATAGAGTTACCATAATGGCGGGGCGACATAAGTTTAGATCTGACTTTGAGTTACGTGTTGCTCGTAAGTTAGCTGAGAACGGTAGAGACTTTGAGTATGAGACGCAGAAGATACAGTTTCAACCTAAGATAAAAAACTACACACCAGACTTCTGGTTTCCTGAATACGATTTTTATGTTGAAACAAAAGGTAAGTTTGATTCAGCAGACAGAAGTAAACACTTGCTGATAAAGAAACAGAACCCAGACGTTGATATTCGTTTTGTGTTCCAACGTGCTAAGAACAAGATCCGAAAGAATAGTAAAACAACCTACGCTATGTGGTGTGAGAGGCATAAATTTATGTGGGCAGAGGGCAGCATACCAGAGGAATGGTTCAAATGAGTGATGATGAAATTGAAAACGAAATTGAGTTAGAAAAAAACTTCTTGTTACCGGACAGGTATTATGTTATACTGAAGCCCAACGAAGCTGGATTCAGTGCTAAAGTGTTTGATACTACCGGGGGTTTACTTGATGAAGATGGACATCCACACCCCGGGGAGGTTGCAGTCGAAGGTATCCTTGCCCTACTACAAGCAGACATTGATCAAGTATTCACCAGCGGCGTTGTTGCTATACAGGCTCGTGAACACTTTAATGAGACTGTCGAGGAAGAAGACGAGAAGGATAGTAACATTATCCGAGTTGATTTTGGAGCTAAACAGTGACACGTAAAAAAGATGCAGTAAACAAACCTCCACACTACAACCAAGCGGGGATAGAGTGTATCTCTGCTATTGAAGCTGCCACAGGAGAGGGCTTTGAGTATTACCTACAGGGTAATATTATGAAATATTTATGGAGATACCCCTACAAGAATGGTCTAGAAGACCTGAAGAAGGCTCAATGGTATCTAAACAAGTTGATAGAAATAAAGGAGAAATAATATGTCGAATCAGCTACCCACAATTTACCAGCAATTTATTCACAAGTCACGGTACGCCCGATGGTTGCCTGAACATAACAGGAGAGAGACGTGGGAAGAGACTGTGCAACGTTATACTGGCTTTATGTATAATCACCTTATACGTGAGCACAACTATTATGTAAACGAAGTATTTGCTGATGAATTAGAGGAAGCTATTCTTAATTTAGACATCATGCCATCCATGAGAGCTATGATGACTTCCGGTCCCGCGCTAGAGCGTGACAACATTGTAGGGTACAACTGTTCATATATGCCTGTAGACAGCCCTCGTGCGTTCGATGAGTGCATGTACATACTGATGTGCGGTACAGGTGTAGGCTTCTCTGTTGAAGAGTCACAGGTGTGTAAACTACCTATTGTGAACGAACATTTTGAGGAGTCCCCAACTGTAATTAATGTTGCAGATAGTCGTAGCGGGTGGGCAAGATCGTTCCGTGAGCTTATCTCTCTGTTGTACGCAGGACAAGTTCCATCGATAGATGTGTCGTCTGTACGCCCTGCCGGGGTAAGATTGAAAACTATGGGGGGTCGTGCATCCGGACCGGAGCCGCTTCTAGAGTTGTTTAACTTCTGTATTGACATGTTTAAGAGAGCCTCTGGTCGTCGCCTCAAGGCAATTGAGTGCCACGATATCATGTGTAAGGTAGGTGAGATTGTTGTAGTAGGCGGCGTACGTCGTTCTGCTCTGATTAGTTTATCTGATTTATCTGACAGAGAAATGTCTCACGCCAAGTCTGGGAAATGGTATGAGACTGAGGGACAGAGATCACTGGCTAACAACTCTGTTTCGTATTCTAAAAAGCCCGACATTGGAACGTTCCTAAAAGAGTGGTTATCTTTGTATGATAGCAAGAGTGGAGAGCGTGGTATTTTTAACCGGGAGGCAGCTAGAATAAAAGTTGCCGAAAACGGAAGACGTGATACTGAACACGAGTTTGGTTGCAACCCGTGTAGTGAGATTATCTTGCGCCCCTATCAGTTCTGTAACTTGTCAGAGGTAGTTGTTCGCCCGACGGACACGTTAGATGAACTTAAACACAAGGTACGCCTTGCAACCACATTAGGAACATTTCAGAGCACTCTTACCAACTTTAAATATCTTCGTAAGATATGGGAGAATAACACCAAAGAAGAACGTCTTCTGGGTGTATCATTAACGGGTATTATGGATCACCCTGTTCTATCTAAGACCGTAGACTCTGTTCGTTGGCTTAAAGAGATGCGGCAAGCTGCAGTCGATCAAAACGCATA